ACGTAGTCATTCTTTTGAATTGTGTCGTTCTGAAAAGCCAACCGGGTGTCTAGCTGAACAGAGTTGTCAGAAATATGACTCATATAGTTCCTGAACTGAACCCAAGCTTGCGTCGAGAAGTCGCTCATAAATTTAACACTAACAGCTCCTTCTTTTTTTGAGAGTAGTTTGTTTTGGTAGTCAACAAGGTCTTTATCTACAAGTCTGGCCACATCATATTCATCGGTAGACCATAGCCCCCGCTCCTGATCCCAGATGGCATAAAACCCCTTACCTCTGACCATCAAGTCTTTACATCGTCCAACCTTAAAATTGGGCAATATATCGATGGTTCCAGACTTGCTTGTTCGTTCGCTAATATTGAAAAAGTCCATATTCTTAGTACCTCCTTTCAAGAGCCCAAAAAGGCGTCTGTTACACTATTTAGTGTTTTTGCTCTAAAACTTCCTGGGAATAATATATTGTCTTTTTTTCCCAGAGAAGTTTATAGGTTTTTTCTGAAAAGTGTAACAAGATGGCACTTTTCTCCCTAAAAACGCTGTTACACTTTCTGTTACACTGTTACACTTTTTTGGTTTTTTTTTGCTTTTTTTCTGTTTTTGACAAAACAAAATGGTGGGCGATAGTCCCGAAAAGTGTAACAAATGGCCTTTTTTCTGAAAAGTGTAACAGCGTTTTTAGGGAGCTTTACCGGCTGAAATTCTCGTCCAAGAACTCCTGCATTTGGTACCATATTTCCACTTTCCGCTGGTCGTGTCTAGGTTTTCTCAGGGGGAATAAACCCCCTTTTCCTTTGCGGTCATACGTACGATCTATAAAGGTTCGCAGAATTTCTTCGACAGCCCTGTCAAAACCAGAACGGTTGTTGCGATATACTTTATCTGTAAAGAACTCCAGGCCTAGATTGGTGATCATTAACCACAGCCATACCAGGGTCCTATTACCTTCCTCTGGTTCATACATAATATCTTCAATGCGCTTGGCTACGGATATTAAAACCTCCAACACTGAGCACGGGAAATCGTGATCTACTAAGATTCTGGTTCCAGTGGCAAATTCATTGTTGAATATATCTCTTAGAATTTTACCGTCTTCTAATCTATTCCCGTCATTAGGAACTGTCCATGTGAATTCCTTGTTGAAGAGAATATAAAACAATCGCCCATACTTTAAACCTGGAGGAGCCCCACTCTCCACCAGGTCTTCAAGCCACAGGTAATATCTCCGATTAATCTCGCTCTTCATTTGCCTTTCTCGACAAAGGGGCTTCGTTTTCATCGCCGGATCCGTAAGCCTCATTGACAGCGATCACATGGTAATCGCACTTAAGCTTTTCATTACGAATATAAGCAACATCGGGATCGCCTGAAGGTCCACCGAACGCGTTGATGATATCAGTACCCAGATACTTCTCAGGTTTGGCGAGCACCTTGCCGTCTTCGTCAGTGAAGATCTCATCGTCGGTGTAGAAGTAGATCTTGGTTGTTTTTTTCTTGGCGTCGAATCCAGTGATATATTGTTCGCTGCTGATCGGGTAAGGTTTAGAGTGATCTACATCACGAGGTTTATCTTCTTCCTCGTCAACATACTCGGTTGGTGTCGGTTCATCGGGAACAGATTCCGAGTTACGTTTATATTTACCAATGACTGCCTCGATCGATTCCTTCTCGCCCACAGCATTGTAGTTCACCTTAGCGTTTTTGGCCTTGAGTTTCCATCCGTTCGTAAGGACCTCAGTTTCTATTAGGTCGTGGTCGAGCACAGGCCGAACCTTTTCACCGTCCATATCTTTATCCATTTCCTCAATCTCCCGGTAATATTTTTGAGTTGCGATGACATCCATAACGAACTGAGCGATGAATATACCGACAACTGCGCCCGCTACTCCGCCGACTGTATAGGTGGTGATTTTCTTCCAGTTAATGTCCATTATATTTTAATTCTCCTTTGATAGGATCCTCTATCCAGAGCCCCCTATCATATAGATAGAAGTCTGGATAGTTGATTATATCTTCTTCCCAAATCCCAGAGCCTACGGCGTTCAAACCGTCCCGCTCTCAAATAAGAGTAGCCATGATCCCGTCAACATTGAAGTCGAGGAGGACTGAGGGATTGTAACCGTTAACGAAATCACGGCTTGCAGGGTTTTTGGCGTCGAATATACCGAAGTCAATATAGTTGTCGCCTACAGGATTATCTTTACTGTACACCCAGCCAACCATTTGACCTTCAAGCGAACGCGGAATGCCGAGGTCGTCATAGACCTCGTTCAAGAACATATGCCCCTTCGCTTTGAATTTATCGTTGCAGTGTGTCTGTACGGTTCGTAAGAAGAACGCGTTGAGGTTGCGATCGGTTCGCCATTCGGTCGAACTTTCATCGAAGAAGCGAGCATAAATACTGGGGATCTGTTTGCCAATACTCTCAAGTTTACGGACCTTATTTTTGACCTTCTTACCTTCTTCGTCGGTGGTGGTCTCTGTCTCGATCTTTTCTTCAAAGCCGAGATGATACATGCGATCCTTTTCTTCGCCGAATTCATCGACAACGCGTTGTCGATAGTTCTTGTAGCCTTCACTCAAGAGGTTATATGCGCTGACAAGTACAGCATTGCGGTGGGCCATGATTCCGCGTGAAGCAAGGATACAGGCGGTTGATGCAAGACCTACACTGATAGTGGGTCCGTAGAGTTTGGCGAATTTGACTCCACTATTTACGTAGACCTTTACGATATCTTTCTTGCTGTCTTGTTCGGTATAAGCATCGTTATTTTTATCTATAGTAGCCACTTCTATGGAATCAAGCTCGACTTGAGCTTCGTTGACGATCCCTTCTACTTTTAAAGCAGCTTTGCTCGCCAATACAATCGTTGCAAGCATTCCGATGAGCCCTGCCCCCAACAGGATTTCGGGGGAATATTTCTGTAACTTGAGCCCAGCGCGTGTCATATCGAACCTCAAAAGGCTCATGTTGATTTTTTGCATTGAGTTTCTCCTTAATTAATCCAGGGATTCCGGTCTGGGCATATTAATCTTATACCCGTCAGGTGTTCTGGTGATACTGGTTTTAGCCAGATTGGTCCAGCCATAATTGTTGTCGGTATAGTCGCTTTGGAGTTCGAGAGTATCAAGAAGATCTGCGACCGTGACAACTTGAAATTCTTCCATGATGCCGTCAAGAGTCTCGAGGACGATATCTCCGTCTCGTTTTGTTTCTACGTATAGATCGTCGAGTCTACCACCACGTGAAGGTCTTGTTCTGCGAGGTTCTTCTCTCTTGGCGTTGTTCTGGAAGTAATTTGTATAACTTATCACTTTCTTATTTCTTCGAGAAGAGCCGCGAGTTTGACGATCTCCGAAGAGAAGCATCTCAATACCGCCAGTGACCATATCTGACATCATGGATTTAAGAGCAGGGACGAGCACGTCCTTGATTACATATTCTCCGACATTGTCTGCGCCGCCGCCAAGAAACGTTTCGGCGAAACGAGTACCCAGTGAGCGGTTCTTTTTTACAATCCTGCCGGAAACATGTACCTTGTGTTTGCGCTCAATGTTTGTTTTTTCGTGCTTGACAGTGTCCGAGTTACTAGGTAAATCAAGACCCAATAACTTCTGTTTCCTGGCATTACCAGGAAGATCGTTCAATTCATCGGTCATGTTACGGTTTCTCCTTCAAAAGAAGATCGATATCGCATCCTATTCGGTCTATAATTTCTTGCATCGGTTCAAGAATAGGTATTTTATAGATTTCTTTTTGATTCAGACCAGGTATATAAAACATCGCCTCTAATTTTTCTACGTGTGGGCTCTCGATTAATATGAGATCTGTTTTAACCTTCAACAAGGCTTTTTCAATAAGATCTCTATATGCCGACAATAGAACTGCCAATTGTTCGTTGTTCATGCTATAGTTCCTCCATACAATCTTTTGTGCATGATCGGTATTTGACAGTGTCTCCATCTGTAAGAGTCGTAATACCGATGCCGCGTTTCACAATTGCTGCTCCAGCTCGATCAATTAGTACCTGGATGGCATCGTTGTATTTGGTGACAGCAGACAGGAAACTCCTTGTCATTTGAGGCTCAATGAATACCTTACCTGATACCACGGTGATATGGTAGTGCGTTTTATTTAAATACATAGTTCTCTCCTTTCAAGAGAATAACAATTAAATTTTGAATGTGTCCATACCGAAGAAAATCAACATTACAACTTGAAACAGCATGCAGATCAACAGAAGGTATAAGGTGATACGTTTTAAATCTGTCGTGCTCGAGTTCATGTTGAAATATAAATTCAAACAAGAAAATAAAAACACGGCAAGAAAGAGGAGGAAAGTCTCAAGAGTCATCTCATCCCCCCTCAGCGATCTCGTCTTCGGTTTCTTCTTCATCGACCATCCACTCAGGAATATCGCCTTCTTCTGTCTGTTCTTCTGATATCATCCCAGCAATCAAAGCGCCCGCTACTGCGCCGATAACGCCGGTAACAATTTTGATCATGGTGCCCTGGTTGTGTTTGATATATTCTTTTGCGCGTTCTAAAAATTCATTCATATAAAGTCTCCTTAGTTTTTGATTTGCTGTTATTTAGTGATCTGACGAAAACTCTCAGATAACCTGTTCGTCATGGAAACTGAGTCTTCGACAGCATCGTCTAAGCGAGCATTGGGATCTTCCGTTGACACCGTCTCGGAGACAGGCACTATCTGGCCTGGTTTTGTCGGTACGCCTGCAAATACAAGATCGCGTTTACAAGCATACTCTGTTCCGTTGAAAACCCAGACGCGTTTACCAGCCTCGTTCGTAATACGTTTAGCCGTTTTTGGGATCATTCGATTCGGAACTACTGTGTGATTTTTTCTCTTAGCCATTTTTCTCCTTTTAAAATAAAGAAAGAGTCCTTTGTGGGGACTCCTTCTTTTTTGAAATACACGGTGGTAACTTCAACGACCGGGGGGACTTCAATGGTAATGGATTCTTTCTGATTCATCTTGTCCATCGCGACTGACACTGCGTTCTGAACGCCGTTGGTAACCGCATGAAGGGCAGCTCCGACTACTACGAGAGTAGCGGTGTTGACGATTCCTACGATAACGACTTTCTGGAACTCAGGGTCTTGGCAGACGGTCTTAATAGATGTGAAGAATTTATTCATTAGATTTCTCCTTAGATATTGGGGTTATTAGAGTGGGGTTTCATTATACCCTGTGTAATTTTCGCGAGGGTCTTTCTGGCCTCCTTATATACGCCCAGGGCCTACTTGATAGTCGACCACGAGACAGGGTTCTTGATCTGGAGTCAATCTTGAGCTAAATTTGAACTCGAGAAAATATTTCGTGGTCCAACCCAAGTCTTCACCCATAGGGATTGTTTCGAGACCTAGTTCCTCGTATAAACAGTTGAGAGACAGATAATCTCTTCGAAGTAAGAGTTGATTGTAATTGAGCTCTATCTTCTTGATAGTATTGATGTTGCTGCTGAAATATCGTCCGGATAATTTGTCAAAACACAGAGTATTCCCGTTACCAGTTATAACTATCGAATTGTCTTTGAGCGGATGTTTATCGACAGCATCCTGGGCAATTTCGTCTCGTACTTCCTGTTCTTTTTTTTCGCCAATTACTTCCTTGACTTTTTCTCTATATTCTCGAGCGGCAGTCTCTGTCAAAGAGAATAACGCTGCCAGAGCGCTGTTACGGCGGATATTTACGCTGTTCGAGCCTACAATACAAGCGATCGTTGCCGCACCCATAATGGCCGAAGGAATATATTCTTTCCATGCAAGTCGAATAACTTCTGGGACGGTAATAGGTTCGATCGGTGCGCCTTCTTCATTATCCAAATCACGTTCGTGTTCTTCTTGTTTGATGATCTCCACAGCTTTCGGCGTAGCATACACCGCCATGACGACGGTTGTAATCAGCCCAGCCACCCCGAGTGCGGTGAGAATCGTTGGGCTATTTTTTTGCATGATTTTGTTAGCTTGGTGGAATGTAGCTAATAGATCCATTGTTTATATTTCCTTATTGTTTTTTCTCGGAAGCAGAATATAATCCACTGACGCAGGCTACTCCCAGATAAAAACCAAAGAAGCCCCAGGACACGAAATTGTTAGGTGTTTTTTCCAATATCAACATCCAACTTAGAAGGAAGACGCTGAACCAGCTTAATACTGTAACGAACAAATTGAGATTCATTTAAAACTCCTTTTTAACATTATCCGTAGATGAATACTTTCCCTTTGAAGCGAATACCTCCCACAAGCCAACCAAAGGACTCTTTATCAGCACCAAATATGACACAACCAGAGAGTCGTTCGAACGCTTTTATGTTAGTCCAATTGCAGTTCCCTTTATCCGTGATGAATAAACTGCTAGCGAGAGACTCGACCTTATCCTCGTCGTATTGTTCGAGTGCCACTAACAATAAATCCATGTCAGTATCAGACATTAATTCCTCCATGAAACCTCATAGATGTCGCATCCCAAGACCTCGACAATAAGAAGTTTCTCTTTATCAAAAGAGCCCGTTACCCAGATTGAGAATCTCTCTCTAACTTTTGCATCCTTGGACACGAGATGTTTACCGAGATCGTCTTTCCGGTTTTCTAGCTCTATTCGATGCCCGCTCAATTCTCCTTAGGGCTAGGTTGGGTAAACAAAAAGAGAATGTCGCATTTATGTAGCAGTCCCTGTTAAACCTTACGGACAAGCGAGGACGGACTTGATGACGTTGACAATTGTCACTGATACTACACCGTTGACGAATTTCTTGATGTTTTGTAACATTATAATTCTCCTGTTATTTGGGTGGGGTTTCGTTATACCCTGTGCCATTTTCGCGAGGAGATAAAGAAAGAGTCCTTTATGGGGACTCCTTCTTTTTGAAACTACTTGATTAGCTTTCGTAGAATATACAAATGCCATAACATTGCAGGGACAATTAACAACAGACCTATAGGCAGCGTCAAAACATAGTATATGACTATTAACCACATGGGCACTTTGTCATTCCACATCTTGACGATGGTGTAAATTCTGTTGAAATCATTCTTAAGCATATTGAGCAACATTGGGTTTCTCCTTAGTTAGATTGGGGTTTCATTATACCCTGTGCTATTCTCGCGAGAGAATTTTTATAAGGTCTGCCAATCAAGCTAGAAAAAAAGAGAGACCCGGTTAGGATCTCCCTCTTTCGCTCCTTATTACTTGGATTGCAATTCTACATTCGTGGTTTCACGATGGACGAGAACGCCTTCGATGTTATCACGTGCAAATTCTCGTGATTTAGTACAAGTAAGGTTCCGAGTATACTCGTAACAGCCATCAGAACGCTATCAGCGCTCAGAATACTAGTCGTCTTGTTTTGACCGTTAGCTTTTGTGAGTACGGATAAGTTATCGAGGGCTTCATTATAAGCTTTATCTTCAACCTTAATATGTGCTATTTCTTCGAGCAATCTAGTGATCTCATCATCGATTGTTCTTGTCTTCTTCGGGAAAAGGTGGGCGAATATTTTCATTGGTTTCTCCTTGGGTTAATAGGGTTTCATTATAGCCCTTGTAACCGCCGCGAGGAGGTTTAAATTATCGGTTTTCGATCTTCCGGACACTCATCCTCTGCTATGTTATCAATAGTCTGCTTAAGTCGGACTAGCTGATCATAGCTCATGTCCTGGATCGAGAGCGTCTTGTGGCTGACATCGCTTTTGATCTTTAGATATTGACTATTGCTTAGGTTCAGAAGAACACCGAGGAAGAGTACGAAGGCCATCAGGGTCTGAGAGACCTGATCGCCGTAAGGAAGACTCCAGACGGTACTTAAGGCTACGTAGAGTGTAGCCAGAGCGGGAAGGAGAATCTTAGCGATCCAAGTAAGAATATCATATACTTTGTTTGAGAAATACATAACTGTGCTCCTTTTGTGAGATTTTAAAGATTGAATGTTTGAATCCAAAAAACTATCAACTTCCAAATAAGAGGCGGTAAGGTGGTTATAGCAAAGCCTACTCCTGCCCACTTCCATTTGGTAAGTTCTGACCTTTTTCTTTCTTTTTCCAAGGCCTCTTCTTTGTTTCTACGAGCCCTTTCTATTTTAACATCGTCGACCCAAATATTGACAGTATTAGTGAGATTTTGAATTGTTACTTGTTCGGACCAACAAGCTTTTGCCCCAGAAGCATCTCGCTCTATTTGTAATTTCTGACTGATCCGAAAATCGTCAATCAACTCAGAGACGTTTTTGGTTAAAACCCTAACGGTTTCTTGTAACGAAGGTACCCCGTTGCCTTTCACTAATATTTTATCATGTTCTATAAGTGTTAGGTGATCAGCAGTTTGAAGTATAGAAATTCTTTCCAGAATTGTCATTATACTAGATATAGATTGTTTGATTGTGTTGATGTCCTCCTCTGTGTTTGTATCCATATAGCTCCTATTTGCCAGGTTCATACATTGAGAACCCTTGTCCTGGACGCATTTTTCGTGTGCGAGCCTCCAGAATCATAACTTCTCCGTTTAGAGATAACACGGGGATTGGGGTCCCGCTGTCTAGATATCCGTTGAGACGATTCACCGCATTCACCGCAGGATACCTAGTAACTGCATATTTCTTATTCGGAAGACGATATGGTTCTTGGTTCGTTGCAAAATGAATAAGATGATGTTTTCCTCGTAACGACTCGATGGAAGGTACTGGTTTCCTGATATCAATCGCTTCGCATACAAGGCATTTGTATTCTCGGCGAATGACCCTATGAATGTTACCAGTGGTTGTTCGGAAAAGCCAACTATATGGACCGGGAGCATCCATATATCGTTTCAACACGTCGTCACGCCAGCCCTTTTCAACTGGACGATCGTCCGTATGACTTCTGGACACTTCGATCATAAATTCGTACATCCATTTGGCAGATCCAGGAGTATATGTATCGAGCGCAATAACTTCTTCTCTCTTCCAGGGATCTTCTCGAGTTCCTGTCCATTCCCCATCAGGGATAGGACCAAGAGCATACGCTCGCCAAAGATCGAACAAGAACCACTGCCACTGAGGAGGCATATCTACATAGTCATAGACACGCCCCCTATATTTAACAGGGATTGAATCGTCATTAGGCGCCATAAGTCTTGTATCATTCATAACAGCCGGGACCGAGTAATTCACATGGTGTTTTTTCTGACGAGGCTCGCCTAGATATTCACCATCGTGAAGTGTTTGTACGTATGAATATCCGTCATCAGGAACCGATAGACCTTCGTCGTACGGAGCAGTAATGACAGATACCTTATCCTCGGGCTGATATTTGGCCAAGTGCTTTATGGTCGTGGTCATTGTCACACCTCTTTTTCGATCGAAGTGATGTTCAGAGTTCCACCAGTGACAGGTGATTCATATACGACAGTGCCGTCCACGTTTGTTACCACGAAAGGACCGTCCGAAGCATACACAGCATCTAGGCGGATTTTACCGAATACAGGTTCTACTTCGGGAACGATATCCGACAACTTGCAGTACCAGGATGCGATATATGCAGGAGCAGCAAGAACCTTACCGTTAATCTCGAGCGCCTTAAACCATAGATCACCGGTTGCAGATTCCACTAGAGCATCGCCCTTGGCAACACTTCCACGATCAAAATTCCCTATATCTTTGGCCGCTGTGCTGGGTGCTTCGCGTAGGTTCAGATAAGGAGAAGTCGTCTTGACAGGGTCCAATTCTAATTTGATTTTGTACATTAATACCTCTTCTGTTGGTGGGATCGGACTGGGAAGACCATATGATCTATTCAGGTCTTCCTCAGTTCCGTTGAAAACTCCCATTTGGACCATGGCATAACGACTGAGGGCGAATCGACTCCATAGTGCGCAATCCATAACGGATACTGTCCGAAATAAGACAGACTCATTGATGGGATGTTCTTTACTACGGTGTTCTCTAACCAATATGATGGTCCCGTGTATACGCCAAGTTGGACTCCTGGACTAAGGACTTTTAATTCTTCTAGAAAGTTATACCAGTTGTTCCATCCCCCATATGGCCCATTGTAGCGATCCTCAAAATCTGCGAACATTGGAAGTTCTCCATGGTCTTGAGTGACTAACGAAGAATATAAAGCCGCTTGGGTTTTTGGATTCACCCGACTATCATAGAACCAGTAGCTCCCTCGAAGAAGTCCTGCCGCCTTTGCTTCTTTCATATTCCACAGAAAATCCGGATCAATCCATAAATTTTGCCCAGCCCTTATGATGACAAATGGAGTTTTAGTTACCATCTTCTTGAAATCAATCTGAGCATCCGTTTCAGATGAATCTTGATAGAACGACACATCGGTTCCTATAAGCTTAGTCATAGTTCTCCTTTAGTTTAGCAGAGTGCTATATGCCTTTAGTTCTGTAGGCATGGAAGCATTCAGAAACACAATAGATGTTTGTCCTGCTTGCGAGGCCATGAAGTTAAGATAGAGTGTCTTCTTAGTGACGGTACTTACTCGATAAGTAACCACCACAGGGAACCTGTTCATACCAACGACCATGATCGTTTGTGATATCGCATATTCTTGAGTAGTCTCCAACGTCGGAGACTCAGATAGAAATGTACGAAATGACCCGACAACGGTAGCAGATATTTGTGCTAAATATGACGTGTCTAAATCCCACTCTCCGATTGGAAGTACAATCGATTGGCCGCCTATGTTATAATTCGTGGATGCTACAGGGTAAGTTTGTGTTACACTCACTACATTCTTGAATAACACTGACCAGCTTTCTCTATCTGAGGGAAATCCAACAGGACTGCTGACAACAGAGTAGAATGGTTGTGTTATTGACGAATCCATAAGTGCAGATTCTACCCCATGATAAGCAGTTACTAAAGTGTTCCCGCTAACATCTAGAGCAACCTTGGACACTATCGCATATTTAGTAATAGATAAAGGGAGGCCAGCAAGGGCAGCATTAGTCTCAAATGACGACATTTCGAACTGACTACTTAATCCGTAATGAATTAAGAACAGATCATCTATCTGACCAACAAAATATTCAGCGTTGCTCCCTGCTAGTGCTTTACAACCGATTCGTACGTAGTTTGTTCCTTCATACCCAGGAGCTTCACAATAGGAGGATTTTATTAAAACCCCATCCACTAATATGCGAAGTAACTTGTTTCGGAAAGTTACTAGGAGCTTATGATTATTAGAATCTCTAAAATTACCAGAGCAGGTCGTTATCGTGTATGTATCCAAATCGTTATGACCTATTTTAACTTCAAGAGCTCCTGTAGACGTTGTATATATCGTGATGCCAGAACTATTAGGATTGTCTGATCCTGAGTGGAATAATGTTTGTGCAGCTCCAACAGCCCCCGTATTCTTGAAGTGCATCCCTATTGAGAATTCTCCGGTAGGCTTTAACAAAGCGCTATCCGATGCACCTAAGGCCGATGAACCATTAAGCGTTAGCGCATTTGAGAATTTACCGGCGGTGTAAGTAGGGAGTCCATAAACGGTCATGGCTGTACTGCCTACCGTAGGATTTCCATTAACATCGAAGGGCCAGTAGAAAGCCACCGAAATAGATTGAGTATAACGTATTTTCCTCTTATAAGCAAAGGCGGATCGTTGGTCCCCACTAAGAAGCAACGTTCCAGTCTGGGCATCGACCGAAGAAAAAGCAAAAGGGCCTGGGGATGGGATCCATCCAGATTCTTGGTCGGAGATGTAGTTGATCTGATTTTGAAGATTCCCAGCGGCATCTGTGGACAACTGACCCTTAATTAGTGAGAACCAATCATCAAACGCTGCTTGATTTGCGTCGTTAAGCGTCACCGCCGATGTTAGAAGAAGACCAAATATAGTTTCTAAATTTAGTGTCTCTAATGGTCCAGTTATGAACGGGGTACTAGCCGTGCCAATGTTATTTACGATTTGACCTACAGGGATTGAGGTGGATGTCGCAGGAACTCCTATGGTAGCCAGACTATATTGATGAAGAGTGCCGCTGTTTACTAGCGTTGGAGGATAGGCGACACTTGCTGGTGTTCCAGTTAGAACCTTGATAGTGTTAGTTCTGGTGCCAAGATCAGTATTAACCTCCAATATAATCGAATCTTTTCGATGAAGTGTGGTATTTGAGGGTTGAATTGTTAAAATCAAAGCCTCGTCGTTATCTGTCCAGGTTCCATTAAACCAGGCACGTCCTTCGCCAACAGTTACCGTCATGTTGGAATTTGAGGTCACGGCGAGTCCTGCCCCTACTGACTGAAACACCCCATCGTTGATAATCCCCTTGAATAATGACGAAATGTCCTCAGCGTTATATTTTCTGTCGCCATTCAATGAGTTGTAAAACCCAAATTTTACTGTCATGATTTCTCCTTTAGACTTTACTGAATGTTGGATGAACAAAGAATCCGGTCGGACTCTCGGTGAATAAAACTTCAGTTATCATAGACCGTCCTTTTAATCCGTACTCGTTTTCAATCTGTACAATATCGCCAAGAAAGAAGTCCACGCCATATACGAAACCTACAGTAGTATCAGCTTTTCCTTCGAAGTCCTCAACTATCGAGTTTTCAATGATAGATAGTTGATCTAGAAGATAGTCGACTTGAAGATTATATTCGTCAGTAGGTATGAATTCGGTAGTACCCTGCACGAATCTATCTAATGAATATTGAATATCTACGAAACGCTCCCGATGATTGATTCCGGTAGGATCATCCCATCCTGTTTTCGTGACGGAACGTACGTGCAAAGCCCCAGTATCGTAGACATAACTCAAACCATAAATAAAGTTCTTAAGGTTGGCGTTCGTTCGGAAATAGTTACTACTTAGAAGATTCTCGTAATTAGAAGAGAAAACCACATATGGATGCGCGGTTTGTGTGTAGGATCTGTCCGTTCCTAGATACACATTACATATAAATTGTTTGGCTGTATTCATAGTTATCTTGAAGCCTACACCCGTTTGTTGAGCGAAATAGAACACCAGATCATAAACATATTCGCTATATGCTTGGTAAGTTACCAATTTTGAGGCTAGCGTGGTATCTGGATTATTAGCCCATTGCATATTCGGGATTTTACGCTTATACGGATCAGTCGGATCTTGATACCCTCCGTCTACCTCGGGCTGAATACAAGACCTGTTCACCAAGGTGAGTATTGCATTTTGAACGTCCGAAGCAATTCGTGTCTGGTTGATAACAAAACGCCTTTCTAGTAAGGTCTCAAGTGATCGACCTTTAACTATGAGTTTATTACCAAGCTCCACGTCAGTCTTTATCTCGACGGATTCTATGATCATCGTTCTATCTGAGAAAGATACTTTTATGTAATTATCCTCTACCAAATAGAGTAAGTGAGCAGGTTTGATAGCAGTGTATATTTCAAACTCTCCGAAACCCTGGAATCTATCGATCCAGATTAAAGACTCTATATTTTCTAAGAGGGTAATTAAATTGAGAGATTTATCAAAGACTTGTATGTCCATATTTACAGCCCTCCATAAAGAATATCATTCTCCACCCTTAGTTGTATAAAATTCAATCCTGTATTCGCTGTATAACTAAAGACATTATCTCCACGCTCCAATTCAATCCACAAGGAGTTAGGATTTAAAGCATTAATAATATTATACACGTGTCCGGTGGCTCGATAAAGATAAATGCTTTTAGAGCCTTTTACTGTGGAGATAACAAGAAGATCACCATCTATTAAACCGGACCCAGTAAGTAAAATTATTATGTCCGAACTTAAGAGTATGGATTTATTTGTAGAAGTGTTGTGTACAGCAAAACCCGTCACAGGTCCCAGAATTTTGGCGTAAATAATAACACCAGTAGGATCGTCTCCTTCATAATATAAATTCTTAGTTGTTTGAATGTATACTTGACCGAACTCAATTAAAGATTCAGTTAATGAAGGGTTTTCGAAAGGGAATTCGAAGCCGTTATCAAAGCCTGTGAAAGTTGTATCTACGATTTCTCTGTCGTAAAAATAAGAAGACGGGGCAAGTAATGAGATGGTTGTTGATTCCATTTTGCTAAAGATATCTGGCTCATTAGACTCAACCAGGCATTTGATGTAGCCCGTACGATTCTCAGTCTGGACCTCTACCTCAATTATTTTATTCGAGGGGAAGAATCTGTAGGTAGACTGTCGTAAACTCTCAATGGTCATACCTAAGATCTCTATAAAACCAATTCTTAGGACTATATTTCTGTACGAAGATCTGGAAGAATTGATCGTAGTACCATTAAGGGATAGAGCATCCGTGGTATTGATTACATTCTTCGCTGGGCCCAAACCATCAATGTTTAGAATAAAGAACCCCGATTTCTCGGGGCTCCCTAACTCTATCGTGAGATTTTCTCCAAGATGGTTTGTGATTCTTATAGCGTTTATCATGAAGAACCTCCTAGTCTTTTTAATTGTTTCAGTTGCACTTGTGTCTGTCTGTAGATATCCAACCTAGAAAGTTCTTTAGGAGAGTAATTGTTTTGGTTGAAAATCACGGACGTCGGAGTCGATGGTTTCGATGGATTCTGGATTTGCCCTGTGTTAGGCTCGACAGAACTAGTTATATTTCCTAGTTTATTGTAGGCTGCTGTCAAATTCAAGGTTTTACCACTCATCATCTTATCCATCATTGAATTACCTTTAAGTACCTCGCTCATATCTAGAATAGGCGTCACGGTTGGGGTCACGTTCATATCAGAATTAACGATGTCCGATATTCTAGACATCACGTTAGTCATTGAACCCAAAGTATCCTGAGCCATGGTATTGGCAGATTTTTCTGCGAGAGATGAGAATTTAGATATCCCATTAGCCAAACCTAGAACTACGTATTTGGCTATTGACATTGTCTCTTTTGATGGCGATTTTATATCAAATATATCTTTCACCTTCGATAGAATTGCCTTTGCCATTTCCACAGCGGCATCTGTTGCCAGGTGCATGAACTGTTTAAAACCGTTCACGATGCCTAGTATGATGTTCTTAGCTAAGTCGATGAATACATCTGACGGAGAGTGAATACCAAGAGCATCTTTAAATGCTTTCACTATCATCTTTGCAACATCCACAATGCCCTTACGAACATTCGCAGCCATATCAATCCAACCCTGGAGCAAACCCTTCATTATGGCTAAGGATAACTTCGAAGTAGAAGCCATAATAACAGGTAGGTTTTCTTCAATAGCCAACGACAATCCATCTATGAAGGCTATTATGAACTTGAATCCAGAGTCTATCAGATCTGGTATCTTCTCAGAGAGAGCGGCTAAGAATTTAACTGCTATGTCATAACCTAATATAGCTGCTTCTCCTATATTGTCTCTGATGCCAGTCAATATACCGATTAATAATTTGTAACCTGATTCTACGAATGAAGGGATATGATCTTTGAGGCTTGTGAGTAATGACTCAATCATTGTCAGAATCGTTTCGACAGCCTCAGGTATGACTTTTGAAAAGCCTTTCAAAAGTTCAAGGGCCATTCCAACAAGAGCTAAAGTAATTTCGGGAATACTTTTATAAAGCTGTAGCAGAAATGCAGTAATACCTTTTGCTATTTGAGTAGCAACTAACGGTATCAATGCGGCTAGACCTGATATCACAAGTGTGAGTGCTGCGATCCCAACGCTGCCTAATCCCGCAAGAGCCACGATTCCTAAAGCCAACGAGGCTAAACCAGCACCAACTGCGCCTATTGCTAATCCAACAGCAAGAGCGGCAGCTCCTATAGCTAACAAGGATATAGCAACGATAGCGATCGTAGGAGCCACAGGAGTCAAGATCGAGCCTGCGATCCCAAGAATAGTCAGCGCTCCTGCTATAGCAAGAAGGGCTATACTGACTTGTTCGATCGACATAGAACCTATAGTCTTTAGAGCTAACCCTAATACTAATATAGCGCCAGCAGCAATAAACATTGAGCCTGCACCTGTTGCACCAGCATTCATATTTTTCATTGCTACACTTACTATCCCCAGAGCTATACTCATACCTAATAATCCCCGTCCAAGAGTTTCCATGTCCATTCCACCAAAACTACGGACGGCTAAGTTTAACCCTAGCATGGCTGTCGAAAGACTTAGTAGTCCTGCTGTTGCGCCTACTAGACCTTTTGGTCCGGAAGAAAGTTTTTGGAATAGAACTAGTACACCCAATATAGAAGCTATAGCTATCACACCTTGTGCTGCCTCTTTAGGGTCCAACTTGGATAGTATAAGAACTGCTCCCGACAAAATCACAAGAGCCAAAGATATACCAATTAAAGCAGCAGTTAATACCAGCATTTTCTTTCCACTACCTGTAGTTTTATCGAAGACCTCTAACGTTGTAGTTAGAGCCACGAACATACCCGCAACAGCAGCCGTAGCGTTTACCAATTTTCCTTGATCTATCAAAGTCAAAGCGACTATAGACAGAACGAGAAGAGCTATAGCCTGTGCTATTTTCATAAGTGTGTTCGATTTCAAGCTCTTCTGATACGCATCAAGGCTTCCTTTTACACTGTCCAGTATCTTCGAAGCGTTCTTAAACACACTTCCGCCAGAATCAATGAAATCCTTTATGGAGGCCAATATACCTGCGAACATACCACTGCCTATAAGCCCAGAGCTGTTGGTTAGGAACTTTTTAATCGCAAGGAAAACCCCTCCGGAAAATACAGCATTGAAAGCCGTAAGTATCTTACCTGAATCGAGTTTATCTAAACCTCTTGTCATGGCATCGAGCAAACTATCAAACAACTCTCCTATTTTCGAAGTTACGGATTTTACTAACGGACCAAACTTTTCTGCGATCTTAGACACGATACCGAATATCTTGGATATCAGTAGTCCTATCTTCCCAAAACTTTTAAACTTCTCGGCCAGCTCTGTCAAGAAATTAGACATAGAATTGCTCTTAACTGCTTTGTCGCTAAAAGAGAATCCTTTGACTAAAGCCCCAAAGAAGACAGTTATTCCCGTGATCACTGACGAAAGCACCTTCGCTATATTAATGAAGAATGTAGTCAATGCCCCCGTACTCTTAAGAAAATCCCTTAGGTTGACGATCCAATCCCCAGATTTAACAAGAAGATCTGCGAAGTCACCAGCAGCAGGTCTTAACGACTTCAGTAAAACCTCGAGACCTTTCGCCAGAGAAACGATGACCATCTTTCCTATGTCTAAGATCGCGAAAACTCCTTTGAAAATTCTCTTAAGCTTAGCGGCAGATTCTTCCCCCATTTTGAATTTTTCAGTGAGGTCTTTGATCCCCATACTTAAGTCGAAAAGCTGTTGACTTGTAACTGGAGGGAAAATCTCTTTTAGAGCTTCCGTTATTGGTTTTAGCACGTCCATGATGCCGTTGAAGGCATTGCGAAGAGCATCTATGACGGCTGTTCGTCCGCCAAGTTCTTTCCAGCCTTCAAGTATGGAATTACGAGCTTCAGCAGAAGAACCGATCAGAGCGCCGATGATGTCGTTGATTTCGGTCATCAAGATCTTAGCTTCTTCAAAATCTCCAATGACTACTTGCCAAGTTCTTGCCCATCCAGATTGAGCTGCCTCCTTAAGGGTGCTCCATAATTGAGTGAAAGTCTTAACTTTGGTAGCTGCATCGTTAGCCATCTGGCCAAGTTTAATGTTTGCAGCTATTTGTTCATCAGTGTATCCCATCGACCTAAGTTGATCTTCAGTAAGATCGCCAGTGAACTTACTAAGTGTCTCGGTGAGAATCTCAGCTGTAAACCAACCTTCCCGAAGAGTTTCTCTAAAACTACCTTCTGTCTTGATCATTTCGTCGATAGCGACACCATGAGTCCTGGCTGTTTCTTTGATGGCATCCTGGAATACTTGTCCGCCCATACCTGCGTTCACAACGGAATTCCAGTCCATTAATTTGACACTTCCAGACGAAAGTGCCTGAGAGAGTTGATACATAGCGGTACTTGCTTGGTCTGCATTCGAACCAGACACTGCGGCTAAATTAGCAATACCTTTAATAGCAGAAGTTGCAGTATCTAATTCAATACCAGCAGCAGTAAATGTACCTACATTCCTCGTCATCTGGGCGAAATTGTAGATCGTTTTATCAGCGTACGTATTTAACAGATCCAAAGCTTCGTTCACCTGATCTAGAGTGGTCCCTTTTGTGGAAGTATTAGCCAGGATTGTTTGGATACTATTCATCTTGGTTTCATATTCATTTAGACCTGTCTTTATGGGATCGATCACGAGAGCATTAAAAACGGATTTGCCCATATTTAGTGCTGCATTCGTAAGATTCATAAGAACAGTCATGCCAATAACACCTAATGCACTGAAGCGATTGGATATGTTTTCAACGCCGTTACTTATCCCTGCTAGAGAGAAATTAGAAGCAGCTTTCGAAAGACCAGAAAGACTTCTCTCCGATTCCGAGAAGTTTAGGCCTTTTTTAAGCTTATCTATGGATTGTAAACTTGTTCCGACGCCCTTCTCGAATTGATCGTTCTGGAAAGCAATCTGAACCAAACGATTATCAATAGTTGTTGTCATAGCCCAGTCACCTCCTTATAAAGATCATCAGCGATTTTATCAAATATGGGTTTCATCACTGGATTTATGTAATCCCTTCCTTGGATGTATCCACCCGATCTGGTCCCATGTCCGTATTGAACTATGGCCGCTATGTTTATACCGTCAACAACATGTATGTTAGACCATATAATAACGTATCCCCCTTTAATGCTGGTAATCTCATATCTCCAGGACTCAGAAGTAATTCCAGTATCGACAGGTGTTACAGAGACCAAAGCGTTCACTCCGATTTGTCCGTATCGATTTAGAATTGCTCGATACTGAGCGTCTCTATCTTTACTCAAGAATTTCTCAACGTTATTGAAATTCCCTCCGTGCTTGAATGTTATCATAAAACACCTCTGTTATCCCGTGGTATTGAGAGCACTTTTCCGTGAAGCGTTCAAAGCTCTGTTCTTAGCCGCCAATTCAGTTTTACTCATTTTTTTAGCAGGTTGTTGTTTTACATTACATACATTAATCAAAGTTAATAACCTGTTAAGATGCCACTTCTGGCATTCGAATGGTATGCTGAAAGTTATCATCCAAAAATATATGATCTCGGATGTGATCATTTCTCGATTGATTGATCTCTGTCCAGGTTTATTAGTGAAGGTCGTAGCCGTCATAGGATCATCGATATAATCGATTATCGAACCCATAGAGATTGAGGGTATCCTTTTATAAACTTCAGGATCTACATTCTGGGTTAAAGTCATACATCTTATATAGTCAAGTGACTCTTCTGTTGTTTTATCGTTTTTTGATAAGAATGGTCTCAGCCATTTTGACTCCCATTTTGACACAGATACTAACGAATGCTCCAGTTGTAAAATTTGAGATTTGGTAGTGATAAAAGTATTTTTTTGTTCATCATACAATTCAGTCTCTGGTATAGTTATTGTGAGCATTCGTTAGTATCCTTTCCAATTAACCTGATGTCGGTATTACTCTCGTCACTTGTGGCACAATGCCGTTAATAAATTCCGAGAATTTGTCTGGATTCATAACAAGCTCCATAAACAGGGTGTCGTAAGCAACCGTCTCAGAGAACCTTTTCGAAAGTTCTTGGGATTTGACGAAACTTCCATCAGCTGATTTTTCTCCGTATGATAGACTGATGAAGTCTTCTACGACTTTGACGATCTCAGCGCCATCTTGATCGTCCACGATCGTACGAAGCTTCTCGACAAGTCCGCCTTTTGTTGAAAGTTCCATCTTTGTGATTTCTGTTTTGGTCAAGTTGAAGAGGAATGTTTTCTCTTGTTCTTTCCCGTTGTAGTCTGTGTAGTTGATTGTTTTCTTTAACATGGTGATGTTTAACTCCTTTAGAAAATATGAAAGGGCCCTCGTAAGAAGAGCCCTTTCCGAAATTTATAACCGATATCGAACTAATCAAACAACTATTTTTAACCTGGGGTCATCAAGGTGATGACTTCGGCAGGAAGAGGCATACGAGCAGCGATACCGGGAGCGCCAGCAACACCGTACAAAATCACTTCGAAGGCCGCAAGTTTCGTGGAATCGACTTTGGTTGAATCAATTGTGAGTGAAGACGTTGGTTTGTAACCAGTGAGAGCAACTGGGGTCGTTGTTACTTCCCAAGAGAAGGTGATCGGTTCCGGAGATTCGTTGATCGTATTGTAGGATTTTTCTGACGGGGCAGCGAGAGCGCCAAAGACCAAATGAAGTTTGTAACCGAGCTCTTGGCCGACAACATCATTGCCGATCTTGGTGCGGTAGGAGAGACCAAACTGCTTACGAGCTTGTTGGCCGACAAGAACGCCTTCGGTTGGGGCTGCCGTGCCGTCGCACACGCCGAATTCATCAGGATATGTGAAGGCTTCGATTGTACATCCGAACTCTTCAGCAGACATCAAGTTGAGGTACTTGACGTTATCAGCATAAAACGGAGAGGCTTCTGCTCCGGACGGTGATTCGGTGATACTGACGATGCCATTCCAGGCTACACCAGCAGGATACTCACCATTAACATCCATCGGATAAAGGACTCCCCGATCAATGCCTGTTTCGAACAATCGTTCGGCAGTAGCGTCCCATAAAATTTTAGGGGTCATATGTGATTACTCCTTAGTAGTAAGTATTGAAAATATCATGGTTTAAACCATCGCTTGTAAAATGTCTGTCAAACGAGGTCTGAGGTTGCTTCGCCATTTTTTCAACCAATTCACTGTCAGGGTCAGCGGAAATGATCGTTACTGAATATCTGACATTATTAAAGTAAGGTTTATTATTAGCGAAGTCCGTGCGAATACTGTTTCGGTTATAGATGATGCAAGGATATTTTATCTTGAAACTTGGAGGTGGTTGAAAATAAACATTCTGCGACCCCAAGATCCCTACTAATACTTCATGGAAATCAATCCTGTGAGACATTGAAAATCCCCCCAAGAGTCAAGATAAGACGTGGTCTCTGAATTTCGATACTTGATATTTCCCAAGAGACCCCTTCCCATTTAACATAACGGATAGCCGAGAAATGTTCGTAGGCGTAGGCATCAGCTACAATACTAATACGATTACTCACAATAAGATTATCGTTCACTTTTTGTGCGTTTTCCCAACGTCTGGTATCACGAAGAATATCGCACTTATACCTTTTCTCAGTGAATATTTCCTTATGAACGCCAGGTGTTACTTCGGTCGTACTAGATATACCGATAAAACAAACAAACCTAGCCATAAATTACTCCTTGACTAGATTATCCTGCGGAAACCTGCTCGATAACGATCGCGGACTTGGGTTGAATGAGAGCGCCAGAGATGCGAGTCTCCATCAAGTATTTGAATTGGTTGTAATCGATATCGAAATCGTCGAACATCGAAACCGCGCCACCTTTATCAGCGCCGATCACGTAGTCGCGAGGATTGACGAGAATGGCAATAAGGTTGAGCGTTGCGGCGGAAGGAAGCGTCACATCGCGGCTCACACCGGTCATCACAGGAACTTCAACGATCTTGGAGACACGAAGTGTCGCCTCGAGATCGGCCTGGGTGTTGTAGATGCGGCGGTTGGTTGTGTCTTTCACGAGCAACATATCAGTGAGGAAAGAGGTTGTTGTGAACAGGGTTGGCGAACCGAGTCCCTTGTAGAACTCACGGCTTCGAATGATCGCTTCGATGATATCTTCGGTGTCACCAACAGCGGCAACTTCGATCCGGTGACTGTACATGACATCATCGCTGTAAATCGGGCGAATATTCGTCTCATTGATTTTGTCTTCGCTGGCTACATCACGACCATCGCCGATCAATACCGCTCGGGCAATTTCTTCATCGAGCATGATGCGCATTTCTTTCTTCAACCAAACGACAACATCCAGATCGGTGATATCAACGATATCGTCACGATCAAGCTTCTGCTTTTTGTAGATGGTAGTCGGTGTGGTAATGCGGCGAAGCAAAGCGAAGACTTCTTCTTTCTTCAGTGCACCCTTGACATACCCGAGTGCACGGGCTGTTTCAACTGTGATATCGGCGGCCAGGGATTTGATTCGACTGAACGGGCTGTGGCGAGTACCGTTGATGATACTGTTGACCCAGGTCATGTCGCGCTGAATGAAGGTCGGTTCGTCGGTCAGAGTCTTGGCGTCAGGGAACAGGTAATCGACATTTTCGATACCATAGGTCTGAATATGAGCGAGGAAGGCTTCACGCATGGAGCCAGATTGCTGCGCGTAGGAGAGGATCTCACCAAATTGCGCGTGAGTCAAGTGTGTGTCAGGTGCCTTTTCCTCAGTTTTATCGAAAACGTTCTTATGCATATTTTCTTCTCCTTTATTTGAGTTGATACTTGATTGTGAGATTTCATCGGAGGATGAACCCATGGCGTCTGAAGCCATGCCGATAATAGCGTACAGGACATTCTTCTCTTTTTCTGAGAAACTGTCAAAGACTTCGTTCACAGTTTCGCCAGAACCTTCGTGGAAAATGGAATCGTCAGAGTCGTCTGATTGAGCAACATCGTCGTCTTCATCACCTACGTTGAGAGCCTGAGCAATCATAGCGTAAGCGACCTGTTTCTTCTTGTCGCTCATTGAGTCGAAAATATCTTTGATGGTTTCTGACTCTTCACTGGAATCTTCATGCTTCACGAATGATTGTTCGATGCGTGAATCTGTGAATATGATGGCTTCATCGTCGAGATCGTCAGTTGATCCATCAGCATGCGCAATGGCTAAATAATCGATCTTAGCTCCAGGATTTGCACCGGAAAGGACCAGACTGGCTTCGCGGATCATACCGTGCTGAACCATCTTCGATTTCTCCACCAGTTTATTGGCGTAGATCGAAATGGAGTCGATATCGCCATGTGCAACTGATTCTTTAACAGCTCGACCACCGTCGGTGTCGTTGAACCAGCCGTACAAGTATACCCCATTTTGACGGTTTTCCAGGAGCCCGTGTCCAAGAATATTCATCGGATCACTATGGACATGTTGCCACACAAGTGGGACTATTTGTCCGTCGTTATGTTTGAACGCATCTCTCATGATCGTACGATCATCTGTACACTTTACTCCGTAGACAGTAGCGTATCCACTAAAATCACAAGTGCTTTTATCTTTGGTAAGTTTTGTCATACAATCTCCTTTTTAGGCATCGTTTTAACTGAAGCCGGATTAGCTACCTTCTCCTCGGAAGGATCCGTAGCTTTGTTTAAATTCTTGTTGCGCAATTCATCTGCCCCTGGATCATCACTGGGTTTAAGTCCAATGACAGACCTAAGTTCGTTGGAGGTGACAATCTCATTACGAGTAAACTTGTCTGCAAACTCCGCGAGATCTTTGATCGGGACCAATTTAAACGGATCTCTGAATGCCATAATGGATTGTCCCTGAGTACGTGCGGTCTTTGATAAGAACGTTCGTTTCATACCATTAACAATCGCGGCCATCGTAGGCTCAACTAATCTAGAGTGATAGTTGAGCATTGTCGCTTCATCGGCGGTCCCATCAAATACGCTTTGCGTTATACCTAACTGGCTGTACAGCATACTCGTCAGGAATTCCACTTGCGCCATAAGATTGTTTTCTATAGGACGATTCAACTGAGTCACTTTCTCTACGCCATCGATATATCCGATGCCCAGTTTTTTGTTGTTCAACTGAGATTCGAGATTGGCCACACGTTCATTTGCTTGTTTTTGTCGCTCGTCAGTTTTGACAGCGAAGGGTAACTGAATAATAAGATCCAATTTACCAACACCGCTTGCATCGATCGAGTCTAGGAGATTCAGCTTAGAGATGAGTCTCTTTAATACGGAGTTAGGTTCGTTCATCACAGAGTAAAATGGATTTTCTATGACAGCAACAGTGGTTTTTGGCAGAATCAATTCTTCCTGTACGCCTAGTCGATCGTTATACGCTTTAACTCGAACGTGACCAGGATACCATTCGATTATCTTACCGACTCTCATCGTATGAATATCATAAGAGGAGGAATCGTTGGGGTTCGAAGAAGTATCCACAGGAACGATAGCAGCTGTTCCTTCATTGAATAGAGTCATGACAATATCTTGGACGAAGGCTCTTCCTGTTTGGTCTATATTCGCAGATAGAGTTAGACAATCGTTAAGAGGAGAATTTATAGGACCAAGATACTGTAGATCTTCGTTGACCCGACAATGAACTATTGGTAGAGCGGCAACGTCAACAGATCCTCTTAAATATAACCCTCCGATAATAGACTTCTCGTTAGTACCTGTGAATCTGTTACGATCCGGCCTCATAGAATAACTAGGGCCTTTGTCGTTTCTTTCGGTGGTAGGGTCCCTACTCGTGAATGCGTTCCAAGCAGATTTAAATCTACCTAAAAATGTATCTGGCATAAGTTGTCGCCTCCTTTATTCAAAGTCTTCTTTATGGTTTTTGTGGGCAATATAGGCATCCATCATAGCAGATACACTGTCGATTTTGTCTGCGTAGCGCTTTTTTAGAAGCTTCCGATTACCGTTAGTATCTTCGATCGTAACACAATTACCCATGGCAAACGACATTAAATCCTCGTCAAATATGAGCATTCGTTCTTCGGATAAAGTCTTTAATTCGCCTAATGGTACAGATTCGGTTTTGGCTCCCTGAATAACCTTTTCGACAGCATGTTCTCCGTTCTCTCTTGTCCATCGCTCGACAAATTCACGAGCATTGTATGGATCGAAGCCTAAAGCTCTAACGTCATACGACGAAGATCTTATGAAAGAGTCCAGGTCATCGTAGACTTCCATCATATCAAGAACTGTACACTCAAGAACTTGAAGGCTTCCCTCAGCTAGAAACTGTTCATACTTAATTCTCATGGCTGTGGGCAGTTTAGAAAGAGTTAGAGAGGAAATATAGCACCTAGTCTTAACTCCGAACTTCCCTCTCTGAAGAGGGAACAGAAAAGTGAATGCGCAGAAATCATCACCTTGAGAAAGATCAGCCCCAAGAGCACACGGTAAAGACCAAAAGTCTCGCTTTAGGTGTGGAAGAGTTTCTTCGTAAGTGAAGAAATATGTGTAGCCTTCCATCGGTATACCAAATCTCTTGGCTAGAATATCGTTGCGAGAAGCAGGCGCTGATTCGGCTCTTTCCACCTCAAGTTGATAAGTCTCATAAGAGACTGTCTTTCCTATGTTGGGGTTAGCTTTAAGCCACATCGCTGGATCAGAAACTTCTTTGACATCATCAAGTTTATAGTAGAAAATTGAAACGTGTGGATTGATGTAATCGCCCTTAAGAATGTCAAGTAACTCCATTTTTATTGTGTCGCCGGAACTATTACGGACTGTTCCTTCCGAACTCATGGCAACAATCAGGTAGTCATTCAACTTGGACGCACCTTGTTCTAAAGCACCGATCACGTCTTCTCTTATATCCCCAGAGAGCCATTCGTCTACAGTTGAAATCTTCGGGCGTAAACCTTGAAGTTTATTGATAGACATAGGTCTGATCTCCAGAAGAGATCCGGTCAAAAAATTCTCTATGCCTTTCTTAGTGGAAGCTAGCTTCTGCCGATTAGCTTTTGACCCAGTAGTGTTCTGTAAAGACCCCTCCGTTAGGAATTGAAACAAGGGACCTCTGGATCTTACAACGGATGTTCTTATAGGGGAAAGAATTTCTTCCGCTTGCTTCATGGTGGGAGCACTTGTGATTTGATGGGTTGTTTCGGTATCAACGTTTAGAAAGAAATTTTGTATCGCTGATCCGTACATAGATTTAGCCGCACCTCTTGCAACGATCAAATATTGCTTGTTGATCAATCGCTTCTTAATCTTTCGCCGAACATACCTCCCACCATGACCATCTGGACTTGGTTCGTAAACACTTCTAGTAACGAAGTAGTACCACGCAAAAATCTGCTCAGCCCATAACTTAAAGCTGTCTAACAGATGAAGATCTGATCCATCAGTAAGAGTTAGCTCGTTTTCGCAGTATAGAATGAATCCCTCTACGGCATCCTGATCATAATATATTTCAGGATTATCTACGAGGGCATCTATACGATTCATTTCTAGAGATATTTCTCTGCAAACGGGTATGTCACCTCTTAGAACCTTGTCTCTAAATTCCCCGTAATATATAGGGGTGGCAGTGTTTGACAGAGGCATGGCTAACCGCCTTTAGGTACTAGTTTTATTAAATTGGCGGCCTGATCGAGGATAGTGCTTTTATTTTCGATCATATATTTGATAGCAAGGGCAGAGGCGCTAGCCACAAAAGTAGATACCATCATCTTACCTTGACTAGCCAATATATCATTTACTGCTTTAACAGCGGGATGAGATGGTTTAACTGTAAGATCTTTGTATTGCCTCTCAAGCTGGATACGCTCTGCCGCCTTACGTATTTGAAGATTGCTGAGCTCGTGAACCTGCTTACCCTTTACCTCTGTGAGAACTTTACGGTCCTCTGAAGATGGACCCGACGCCTTACGCCTGCCCCATTTCATCCCTAAAATGCCGAAATGAAATATGGATTTCTTTTGGTCCATACAGACCTCCTTACGGGTTTTTGATTGCTTGATAGGCTATCGCCCCGATACCAGCTATTAAAATTGCTCTGTTGATGGCAATCCCCGCAGTAACTTTATACGGCGGAAGGGCTTCATATTCAGTATCAAACTCTTTGGCTGCCTTGCGTAAAAGAATCGAACCAGCTCTTACTTGGGCTTTTCCGGCTGCGCGTAAAGAGGTAGTCATTCCGTACCTGGCTTTCTCTGTACCTCTTGCTATCGAGGCCTCAGCGCTTTTCGATCGTCTGTCAAGTTTGTCGGCCATTGATGAAATACGATTTGACATCTCGCTATTGTGGGCTTTCTTGGAAGCTTCAGATTCTTTAAATTTAGCAAGCACCTTTGGTGCACCAGCAGCAATGGCCTTGACAGCCTTTGCAGTTGGGGTTTTTCCTGCAAGACCGACGACTGCTTTTGCTACTTTTCCGAGTGGGGTTTTTGCAGCAAGATTACCGACTGCCTTAGCTGCTTTCACGGTAGGTAGTCTCGATATCAAACTACCGCCACTGGAGCCTTCAGCTTTGCGCCGTCCCCATTTCATTCCTAAAATGCCGAAATGAAAGATTGATTTTTCTTCTTCGTTGTCCATTATACTATTCTCCTTCTTCAATTATTGGAATCGGTCTTGCATCTATCACAGCATTATCGGCCTGAACGGTCAGCCGAAATTCAGCCTCTGCTACAATCTGCTGAAACGCTGCGAGTACGTAACTCATCGGCGGCGGATCAAAAGCTAATTTGACCTTCATGTAAATATAAGTTTTAGCAAGCTCGTAGAGCTTAGATTCGCCAAGGAATTGCCCCCATGTAGCTGTGGCATCTGAGATTGAGAATATCAAAGCTGACCCTACACCAAGAAACTTAAGGGTCCCCATCGCAGCATTTATAAATACGATCAATTCCGTATCAAAATCTGTGACGTCCTCAGTAATACCGAGCATCCCTTTGATAGTATTAAGGATACTGTCCATGATCCACTTCCTTCACGAACTTGGCAACTACATAACCCGTCCGAAGAACTGCATCAGTTGTTCGAACCAAAAGCCACTCGCCATTCAGAGTATCGGTAAGAAAGATGTCGTTTCGCTTAGCTACGAATAAAATCTTGGCCCTCATGTTTGGGGCTTCGCGGACGTTGAGGATCTCGATGATTGTCTGAACACGAATATCACCAACAGGTAAGAATTCCTCTTGTTGCAAAACCTTAGAAACAGCTTCGATGCGTTCGACTTCTTCGTTAACCAGTTTAGAGTCTTCCGTGTCATTATTTAGACCGAAAGCTGCTGGTTTGGGACTTGCGCTTTTGCGTTTAATTTCAGGCATGATGCCTCCTTTTTATGACGTACTATTGTTGTGGACTTCAACGGAAGCGTCTAGCTCTTCCTTAGGATCATTGATTCCTCCTATTAAAAAATCACCATAGATTCGTATCTCCTGGTTCCCTTGGTTTTGAAAGTCGAATTAGATTGGACTCATCCCCATAATGTATAGCCAGATGTGTAGATCCACTGACACAGATAAGATATTCTGGATCCAAGATCCTACGAATATTATTCTCAATATCATTTAGAGTTAAAGGGTTCATATGATGTACTGTTATAACCCCTCCGATCTCAAAACCTTCAATCCCTAAGTCACGTCCGTTATCCCTAACTATAACTTGACGACGAGCGAGACGCCATTCGGTAGATCTATAAAATTCCTGGTTAAAAACTCGATCATAACCAAAAGTAGATCTACCAACAGAACCTGTGATTCTTAGAAATTGGTACCTCTCCTCGAAAGTAGCTAGAAGCTTAAGATCTGAATACCTTCTAATTATCTGCTTCATCTTGCACTCTGATCTTAATCTTGCCGTTTCCGCTGTATGCTTTCATCGCGTCGATTGCGTTCTGAACTAGGACTTTAGTGTCTTTCGCAGTTTCAAGGGATTCTGTCTTGGCTCTTAAAAGGGCGTTCTCTTGTACGAGCTTCTCTTTCTCAAGCTTTTCTTTAGTCGAGCCTATTTTTAAGAAGTGAGTCATGACTTGCGAAGACGCAGTACCAGCCTTTATCTGTCTGGCGGCCAGATCGATCGTCATACTAATTAGTTGGTTCTCTCTTGCCTCGACAGTTCTTCCTGGTCTTGGGGTGGGCTTAACTTTAGGTTCTTCATATTCGTCGTCAATGTTCCCAGGAAGAATTCGTTTACGTTTTATGATAGTCTGTGATCTCTTCGGAGACTTCTTGGGGACAGCCATAACAATCACCTCCAGTTCTTAAGATTTATATTCTAGTTTTGGAATAGATAGAGTAGACTTTTGACTTAAACTCCAAGAATTCACACACACTTTATACTAGCTTACGCCGACATTGTGTATTCTTGAAAGGAGAAACCCGTTCACCCGCAGGTTTTTTGTTGTGAGTCCTTGAAGTCTAAGTTAAAAGTCTACTCTATCTCTACCCCCGGGGCTTTTTTTATGAGCCACGCGATTGATAGAGGGGGTATATATCGCGACACCCCCCCTCTATGTCATCGGTCTTGGGCTGTTGTTCTATCTCTAAAAGATTCTCTTGTAACTTTAATATAAAGGCCTGTGACATTCAAATCTAATATTTCATCTACTGCATACGAAATAGCTAACGACTCATCCGCACTGCTTAGTTCATCTGATGATTTTGCAATTCGTGCAATGTAACCACATGTATAGTAGCCTTTAGATACATCAAAAGTATACCATTCGTCATACTGTGTGAAAGGATTAAAAGGATTGTCCAATGTGGTTAGCATAAACTCTTCTGGTGCTTTAGCTATAGAGCTTGATTGTACTTTAATTACTTCTTTAAGCATAGATTCCTCCTTTTACAAAGCTCTTTCTAACGTAGACACAGATACACCTAAAGCACTAGCTATCTCTGCTGCTGTGTAACCTAAAGAACGCATTCCTTGTGCCCTTAAAATTCTTGCAGGAGACATGCCTTTTGTTGTTCTAGGCATGGCTCTTTCTTTTAATAGGTCAATGTCAGTATTCAATAGTATCTGGCCAAGAGTGTCTTTATGGATTGCGCCAAGTTGAATGGCTTCCCATTCTCGATCAGTAATCAGTATTTTTTTCTTACCGGCACCCATTCTAGCACGGGCCTCCTCTAGGGCTTGTCCTTTTAACTTCTTAATCTCGGACTTCTCTAAATCGAGGTGGGCCTCTTTCTTAGCTTGATATATCATGTCTGCTAGTAACTGAGCTTGTCTTTCTAAAGGCTTATTCATATATGCTACTTTTAACTTAGCCTTAAGAACACTTACCTCATGGGCGTATGTCTTGTTTGCAGAGGGGGAGTATTCTATATCTCCTGTTTTAAGATAGACAAGTCTTGCTTTATTAGCCAACTGTTTTAAAGCATTGGCATGTTCGGCATAGACAGCTTCTTTCGTAGTGCCAGAAGATAAATTATAAGCATCTGATTCTTTTTCCATCTTGGTTAGCTTAGTCGTTCTTTTTATTGTTTTACCAAGTTCTCCATCTTTCCCTTTTACGACAAAGCTTTCGTTGCTATCAACCATAATTCTTTTACCGGTTACAGGATCTGTTCGATGCGTATATTGTTTCTTACCTGTTATGTTATTGACAGTATATTCTTCAACTTGATGGGGTATTCGAGTTTCAGATTTAGCTCTAGATATAAGAGTAGACGCGCCGCCTGTTACTTTGTTTTGGTATTTGGCTTTTAATTCGCCAATACTATGATCAGTGTAGGACTTCTTATAATCAAGGTGGTGTTTCTCGGCATCAATGACAACCATTGAATGTTTTACAGCTCTTGCTATTTCGCTCTCGGTAGCACCCTTTATAGTCATATCAGTAATGAGATTTGAAATATCCCCCATCTTTAACTGCTTACCTTTTGGAGATAAACCTTCTATCTTGGAATCAAGAGGATATGACTTTTTAGGATTGAAATTTTGAAGATCTTTCAAAGGAGCTGATGAACGAATCAATTTTTCTTTATTAGGAATAACAATAACTGTGTCACCATCAAAATCAGCCCCAGACAATCTTTCCGCAACTTTGGGGTGAATACCTATAGCATCTCTTGCGTCTTTAATTAAATTGTTTGCTTGAGGATTCTTATTATTCACAGTTAATTCGGGAATTTCGAATATGCCCCCGTGAGGGTGCCTTATAAGAACCACTCTATCTCCGTTATTGTATTTAGGAGCGTAGACTTCGTTCTCTTTGATAGATGTTATTGGTAATATGATGTGGGTGTCTTGTCTTGGAAGAGCAGCAGCTTTTAAATGAATGGCGGCAGAATCTGATTCATCAGCAAAGGTCTCTAGCAATCTTTTCTTAAGTGTTGGGTTTGTTAGAGAATTGATCTCGTCGAACTCTTCTTTTTTAAGTTCAAACGCAAGCTTTAGTTGCTTCTTAGCAAGTGAGTCTGATTGTTTCGAAAGAACTTGAGACGAGATATTCTTAGACCAAACAACCCAATCACCCTCTTCATTGACGATGTTCAATACGCCTTTCTGTCCTCCCGGTTTGATTGCGGATCCGAAAGGATTGTGGGTGTCTATGGTACCATCTTTATTTTTCTCCATAGGTTTAAATACTTCGTCCGGTTTTGGTCCGCCAGGAACACGAACTGCTGTTCGAGGGATATCTTTTGTCTTACTTGTGTTATACACAATATCAACGCCTTTAGGGAAAGCATCGTCTGTGTACATGGCCATTCCTTTTAGATAATGGGTTCCATCAACACCTATTCTTACTTGTGCGTATTTGGAATTACCTAAAGAGGTATCGGCGACACCACGTCTAAGCTCTATTACCCCGTCTTTTAACGAACCACCGTCTTCGTGATATCGAATAGCTACACGCTTGCCATCGACATTAACAACGGGCATAACAGGTATCACATAACCATTAATATCAAATCTTTGATCTACCATTCTTATTTTATACTTTGCACCTTTTTGGTAGATTTCTGTATGAGGTGTGTCCGGTCCGGTAAGAACCATTAAAGATGTCTTCTTCCCAGTTCCGGCTTGAACTTGGCTGAGGTATTGAACTTTATACCCTTCTTCTTTCAAAAGGGCTACAGCCTGTTTAAGTTTATGTCGGTTCAGACCCATATGGATTTCTGTGCCAACGCCAACATCGATATATTTGTGTTCTTTAACTGCATTCCTAAGCACTCCAGCTACATTATTAGTAACCATTGCTCGCTCATGTTTTTCGTCATCGAGCCACTCTCTAATTGTTGATTCGTTGTATCCACCCATACGTTTACCAATCTCAACATGAGAATATCCTTTAGTTTTGAGCCTAAGGGCCTGTCTACGATTATCTTCACGAAGTTCAGTTTTAATCATAGATTTTCTTGCCCTCAGTTCGGTGGTTTTTATACCTAAACCTTTAGCTATTTCTAGCTCGCTCATGCCTTCGTCTTCTAGGTTTTTAACATAACCTAGAAACGATTTGCCTCTTTGTTGAGGATCTTTCCCGGACCCCCAAGGATATCGGCCACTATGGCGTTTAGTGCCTTCGTGACTTAACTCGTCAATAGTTATTGTCATATCAGTCCTCCAAAGAGTTTTTAATTATCTCAATTCTTTTGTCGAAAGACACTATTTTTTTCATAATCTTGAGAATATCAGAAGGATCCGGTGTATGCACTACTATTTCGTTATTCTGGTATAATCTTAATTCAACGTTAATCTTTTTCGGATCTTCTTTATATTCCAAGCAAAAGAGCGCCACATAGATCTCTAATTGATACATCGCAACGGGAGATACCCCAGTCTTCAGATCATGAACTCGAAGTACATTATTCCTAAAAGATATAGTATCAGCTGTACCAAAGGCATTGTAGGAATGGAATAAAAGCACTTCAGGTTTCATACGAAACCCTATTGCATCGTTTACGTACGAATTTAATGTGATATTACTTTTGGGTAACTTCTGTCCTAATTTTATACACTGACATGCGAAAGCGTGGAGAACAGTTCCTCTTTGGGCTGCCATATGAGTAAGATATGCCCTATCAAGTTTGTCTTCATCATAATTAACCCAATGATATTTAGATGCGCTTAGAAAGGCATGTTGGCCTTCTAGTTCGGAATGAGAGTTGAAGTTCATGAAGAATCTCCATTTTGTTTTCGTTATTTATAAATCTAGCGAATGACATTGAGTCCATCAGATCGACATAATATTTTTGATTGGGTTGTATAAAAGATTCACCATCAGCTTTCCCTTCCAAAGCCGCCCATCTGTCATTATAAAGAACGAGCAAATCAGGTATTCCTTGGATGTAATTAGCATCATTCTTTAGCACTATACATCCAGGAAAAAGGCTTTTTAGATCTTTAATTAGGCGAGCTTGAAATTTAGATTCTAACATAAAAATCTCCTTTTAAGATAAAAAGAAAGACCCCAAATACAACCCTTTTTATGGAGGATTTCTTGGGTAAAATAAGAGGTCTTTCTTCTATTATAGCATGTGTGATTCCTGCGAGGGTCACATTTCCTTAAGCATCTGGTAATAAGCCTCAAAATATGCAGGCCACTCGTCTTGGGTTATAACATTAAACTCCACGAATTCGACAAAGCAATTATAATCTTCATCGGTCATCACAGTGGTATAATCATGTCGTGTATCCCCACCCAAACGCCGTCTCCACAAACTTAGTTTCATTGAATTTCTCCTTTTTAGCTAGAACTCTTAGATAGGCTTTATCTATTTCTGACTCAGAATACAGTCGATGGTAATATAAATTACCGTACCCAGTATTCAATCTATCAATCCTACCTGCTGCTTGAGTCATTATACGCCAGGAGTAATGCAGAGAGTAAAAAACTACACAGTTCGTCTCGACGCAATTCCATCCCTCTGCTCCTGATGTGTATTGTACAAAATATAACCACTTATCTCCTTCAGGCACCGATTCATGTTTATGACCATTATATTCTGCCCAAGGGATCGAAAGAGAGTCGCCAAAAGCTCTCAATATGTCGAGTTCGAAGTTGTAGTTGTAGAATACGATTTGTCTTGGATGTACAACTAATAAATCCTTAATTTTTTCGATTCTGCTTGGATCACTGAAAGATATCTTCCTCATTAGAGTGCAAAGCTCGGCTACATCCCTAACTGGTTTTTGTTCGAATGGATTCCATCGTTTCTTTGTAACCGTATCAAAGACGTCTTTATCGTAAACCATAATATGATCTATTGTGTGAGATACAGTTTTTTTCTCATATGGCATATCCACTAAAATTGAAATCTTATGGCGGTCCAATAGTGTGACTTCGACGTAATGATCCACTTTAGGATATGGGCTGAATAGATTGTAGACGACATGTCGTCTTAAGAATTCAGTTCGGTTCTTATAGAAACCATTAGCAACAAATGCGGGTATATAATCAAGCCATGTGTCTGCTGGTGTGGCAGACAAAAGTATCCATTGGTTATATTTTGTTGTCTCGAGAAAAGACTTTACCCAAGTACCAGATCCAACTACTCGTTGTTCGTCAAATATGAAGAATGCTCCTTTTACATCTGCGTATTTTTTAATATTATTCCATGAATCAACTGTGACTTGGATGCCTGATATGCTTGAGTCACGATCACGAGAAAGGGCGAATAGAGCAGCCTCACTGTCCCATTCAAGTTTGTCTCTCTTATTGGCGGTAGTGATGATATAGAGATCTCTAGGGGTAGTCGGGGCTGTCATGTTGATATGGATGTCCGAAAGAGATCCACCGCATACTCTCGTGTAGAAATATGCCAGAGAAGTTATGGACTTCCCAGAACCGACCCCACCGCAAAGGATGGAGCCGGTCTTTAATTTGGAAATCGCAGTTATCTGGTGAGGAAATAGACTAAACATCCTCTTTTTCGTCGTCGTTCTCTTCGAATCCCGTATCAGCCGGGTTTTGATATTTGGCTTCGAAAGCATCTTCAACGATCGTGAAGTAACCTGCTTTCAAATATGCTTTGACCCCTGAATTACCGTTCACATTCCACACGGAAGGATTCAGAATAAGATCAACTTTAGAGATTTCGGCCCAATCGAGAAGATCTACGTCTCCCTCGTCGAGATATACCGCCTTGTTATTACCTTTGATCAAAACGATCTTCGGCGGAAACTTAGCGTAACTGACCTTAACTTGAACATAAGGCTCAGGGGAGTCATCCTCACTGCGAGGCTTGGTCATCCGAATATTCCAACCATGAGCAGCCAAATCCTTAGCCATTTTAGGATCGTCAAGAAGGACGCAGAAACTGCGATCACCTTCTCGATTGTACTTACCTGGTTTGCCTGCTAAGTTGCGGAAGAATATGCGAGTATCCTCAATGTTCACGATCGGAAGTCTGGGCGTAACTTTCTTGATATGCATCTAAAACTCCTTTTAATTATTTGAGGTGAACCACTCGAAGTCACCATATTGTGCTATTTTTTCTACTGCTGCGTCTACGAGTTTGACGTAATAGCTTTGATCGATATCTTCCTGTTTATTAAGGGAAGCGACAACTTCAGATTCCATCCAACGATAACCCTTGGTTCCAACAGCAGCGTGGTAAGATCCGTCTTTTTCTCTAACCAGGAGCCCACCCCCCGTTCCTGGCTTCATCGGGCAGAAGAGCCCAGCCTTTCCTACGAAGTGGATATTGTGATTTGATTCGTCACTTTCATTAAAATCAAGATGTAAGGCTGTTGTTACCTGTTTAGTCTCGCACATATCCTTGAATGCTATTGATTCACCACTAAACAAAGTCTTGAAGACATAAGGTTGTGCGAACTGTGCTCCAGTGGCGGTCCATTCTCCCTCTGTAGTTTTAGCAATATAGACAGAATCGTTGACGAGACAGAGTTTGGCGTATGTCTCTTCGTGTTCAAACGTGTAGCCATATTTAGCCCCGAATTCGAATACAAACTTTATAATCTCAGGTGTTGCATCTGGGATCTTAATAGAGTCTGTTTTGATATGAACAACGGTAAATCCTTTGGCCTGCACGGCTAGAAGAAGGTCTATCATAAACAAGGCTCCGCGCTTAGCCACAATATTATCAGTATTTCGAAGATCTCTGAATTTACTATCATACTGAGCAGCAGTAAATCCATAGACACTGACGATGATAGTCTTTAGAGCTGCAGATAACGATTTTGCTGAATCCTTGGACCCTAAATATTTCTTAAGGGCGCCATTCATTAAACTACCTGCTGCTTCAAAGTCTTTGTGTTTGATAGCTATACGCGCGCTTTTTAACTCGCTGAATCTCTTGGTATATACTGATCCAAACAGGTTTAGACATTCGATACTTGTGGGATGCATGGAAGCCACATCAAGCAATACGACATTTTTATACATCCCAGGTTCGGAATATACGAACCCTCCCTCTCCTGCTTCGAGTCCTTTATAAGTACTTACACCTCCTTCGAATTTGTAGCCTTGGAACATCTCGCCTAGATCGGTATAGATGAAATTATCCTGAGGATTTTGGTCTTGACCAAATAAGATTCTTGTAGTATGCATCTGAGTAGTAGCGTTGACAGGTAGCCCACTAAGTTCGGCTAGAATTTGTCTGGCTACAAAGTCTTCTTTACGGTCGTTGAATGTTGCCTCAAGAGAGGTCACGTCATTTGCACAATAGTCTGCCGCCTTAACCCACAAATCTTCTGGAACAGGTTGATCCCAAGGGAGGCCTAATTCTTGGTGATGGATACCTAGTTGTATCTGGAATATCTTAAGTCCTTGTTTTACAGACGAGAAGTCCAAAACATCAGCATAGGAAATATCGTATGCTTCTCTGAACATTCCGTTCCGTGATTTATTGATTATCTTCTGACTTAATTGATACAGTTGTTCGTTATCATAACCAAGGTACCTGGCATAGAGGATATGATTATCATATCTCCGACAATTGAACCCGACAAGTTTCATTTCGAACAAGGTTTCCATGTCTTGCGCTGTTGGGTTGATCATACGGACGCATTCATGTTCTTCCCCCTGGAATTTCCAAACTACAATAAATAGATTAGGAAATACCTCGGTATCATAGAACACTATTGAGTCATTCTTGTAGGCTTCTGATACTTGCTGGATATTATCAAGCTCTTCAGATTTAAACTTCATCTTCCCAACAGTCTTTACACAATGCTCCGATTGATTAGTACTATTCATCGCGAACGATAAGATCTTCGGACGCATCTCTGTCAAATCATATCTTAGATCTGACTCATGCGCATCATCGAGAATCTTCTTAATGAAATCAACACTCGGTGCTGTCGCGGGATGGATCTCTTTGTGTAAATTTCTTAGAATGAGATCTCTAAGCCCTCGCTCGCTCTTTACAGAGTCTGCATTTATCATCTTTACTCCTTTCAAGGGTAAGCCGCTATTTAATCTAGCGATGGGTATATTGTTACATTTAGTCAACTTTCTTCTGAGCGAGGAGTCCCCATTAAAAACCTTCACCTCAATGCCTTGGCTAAATATTCGACTTAAAGTGGACGTATCTCCTTCATAAATGTAATGGAGATGTATAGCTTTACCACTTTTACTTAACTCGGCATAGGTTGCGGGCCACTTAGAGGCAGCCTCGATATTTTCCTCCAATGACTTTTGTCCGCCCTCACTTGTAAGATCGAAATCTATCACTATATGATTCTCTGGTACTTTAACATAATGAAGAAGTGTCGTATCTAAAGAAGAAAGAGTGGTTGTGGTGTTGTTCCATTTTCTCCCAGGCAGGTCATCATTGTTTGCGTATTGAGCCAGGCAACCTGAATATAGATCATCGATGATCGATTTTGCGGAATCCATAACTAGAGAACTTGGAGGAACTTCTTGTTCTTCTACTGCGGCAGCTACAAACTTAGACTCAAGAAACCCTGAATATATACTGCGAACTTGCTTTCCCTCAATTCTCTCCACATCCGAAAATTTCTCGAAATAGTTCTTCAGTTCTTCACGAAACTTATGTTTTGGCAATTTGAATTCGATGAGCGACTCGTCGCAGTAGGTTTTATAAATGTCATACCCCTGTGTTAGAGTGGTACTATTCTGTTGCTTGAACAGGTAGAAATTTGCTTCGACGAAATTAAAGAACACGTCTGTCTGTAACATCATATCCAAAGGTCTATATAGTGAATAGTAGTTCTTCCCCATTCTCCTATAAACTTTAAGACAGTGGAAAGCAATAGCGCCCAGCTCAAAATCTATCTGCCCCATAAGGGATTGGTATCTTCTAGTAGGGACTTTATTTCCAGAAGGGCGCACATCGATAAGGCGACGGAGAAGACCTGATTTCCCGTCTGTTATGCGAACAGGTTTATTAGTAGCCATGAACAAGAAAGCATTAACCCTTGACATGTAACTAGGTTTATATTTCTCATTCATCGTCATCTGCTCGTGAGACACTATCGAGTTTAATCTTGTATTATCTTCGATCCTTGATAGATCCCCGTCGTGTTGGATGGCGACAAGAGGATTGTCCTTAAACGACTCAGTAGAGAAGGAGTTGTTTGACGAAGTCAAAGCTTTAGCCTCGAATGTCGTGTAATACCCAATAAATAATCTCTGTATGATGTCAAGCATGGTTGATTTACCAGTGCCTGCTGCACCATACATGACAACAAATTTTTGAATGGTCTTAGCGTCTCCAGCAATAATAGCACCTATTGCCCATTCAAGTTTAGCTCGTTCCTCCTTCTCGTAAAGGGTACTTACGATTTCCTCGTAAGCTTCGATGTTGCCTTTCTCTAAAGGATATGGAAGCTTCTTACTTACGT